ATGGCTATGTCGAACTCATCAAGTATTGGCCGACGCGATTGCCCAACGCACAACTACAGGCGATCACAGCATGAGCGACTACTACCTACGCACCACCACCGAGGCTGCGATGGCGAATGCGTTCCTCGCCGCTGGCATCACGATCCCGAACGTGGACGGGCAGATCATCGACGGCACCGTGATCGACTACAACGGCATCCGGCTTGACCTCGGCTGGATCGGCCCGGTGACCCGCATCATGGTGGACGGCGAGCCTGTGACCGACAACCGTTTCCACGCAAACCTGCGGGTAGCGGGTGAACTGCCGCCGGAGGTTCTTGATACACTACCTGTGCTTGACCCACCCCCCACAGTGCCGATGCGCGTGTGGGCCTAACTCGTTCCGAAGGAGAACAACATGCCGCCAGAGTTCCGGGCGCTCTCGCAAGAGGACGCCATCGAGTTTCTCGAGGCCCACGGTGTCGTTGCCACCAAGCCTCCCATTCGTTCGTCTGACTTTCGTCTCGTTGCTGACTCGCCGTTCCACTACCTGCTGTGCCGAAGGTTCGGCATGGTTCCGGAGATCTCGTGGAGTGAAGCACTGAACAGGGGTACCTGGTTCCACCAGAGGTTTGCAATGCTCCATATGCCTGAGGCAGAAGCTGACCTTGCCTACAAGCAGATGCTCTCCGACCGGGTGGAAGAACTGATGGAAGTGTGCAAGCGCCATGGCATCGACGGCGAGAAGAAGCGAGCCATCATTTCAACCGAAGAGCAGGACCACGCCACATCTCTAGCCTGGTACAAGACCTGCAACATGGTGCAGATCAGCCCAGAGGTGGGGACGCTGAGCGAGTTTCTCACGGCCCCCCACTACAGGCCGATCTGTGCGGAGTGCCTGCTGGGTGCGTCGATGCGGGATGTGACGAAGGATGGGTGGATGGCGCCGTGCGTAGCGCAGCCCGACCTGGTGCTGTATCACACTAAGCAGAACTCGGTGTGGATCGTGGACTACAAGACCACATCGCTGTCCCCCCTCGAACGCGCTCTGTCCTGCACGATCGAGCCGCAGACCCAGCACTACCTCCACATCCTTGAGGCCAACCTCAGGCAGGAGAAGTTCAGGGAGGAGCATGGGCTGCCTCCCGATGTGAGGGTGGGGGGAATGATGCACGCGATCGTGCAGAAGCCGACCATCGAGTTTGGCATGAAGGACAGGGACTACACGCTGGACACCACCCCCTTCAAGAGTGGCCCCCGGAAGGGTGAGCCTCGCAATGAGCGGGTGTACCAAGGTGAGCCACGGCTGGAGAACTACATGCAACGGTGCCATGAGTGGTACACCGGTACGGGTGAGTACACCCACCTTGCAGCCGAGCGGCAAGCGGCTCCGGTTGTCAACATCTCGTTCACAAGTGGCGAGGCCCTGTTGGACAAGATGTGGCGTCGGCAGTATCTTGCGCGGGTTGCGATGGTCAACAAGTGGCGGATGCTCCGCCCCGACCCTGGGTTGTTCCCTTGGCCGGCAAGTGTTTCGGGAAAGACAGGCAGGAAGGATCCCTACTCTGACTTCGTGCTCAGGCCCTACACCGAGTGGCCAGAGATCATGAGGCAGAACGGAGTGGCCATCGTCCGAAGGGACGCCGTGCTGCCCGACAGCGATGAGGAGACCAGTGATGGGTGACTACCCCGACAAGCAGAATGTGAGAGACACCATGAAGAACCAATTCAAGGAGTTCACTGCAGACATCATCAACACTATCGTGAAGCCCAAGCTTCAGGCGGTGTTCGCGAAATACCAGGATCGCATCAACTCGAGGGGGGACTTCCTCTCATTCTTCAATGAGGAGTTCGGATACTCCATCTCGATGAGCGTGTTCCAGGGGTGGATGGACCAACTGGGTGTGCGCTTTGAGCGGACAGTCAGGATCATTGGTCTCGAGCTGCCTGCGCCGGGCGGCCTTGCGGCCCGCCCGGCTCCGGCATCTGCCGGGGACCAGGAGGAGTTTGAGGTAAAGTTTGCCAACGAATCACCCACCGACTTTGTCAGGCCTCGTGGCTATGGCGATGCATTCGGTGAACTACAGAAGGACTTCAACTGATGAGCACGTTCCAGACAATGGCCACCGGCGCCACTCCCTCCAAGGGATTCCCCGGCTTGGGGTTCACGCAGCCTTCGCACTACAGCCTCAAGAACATGTGGGGCATGGTGGTCGGTGAGCAGAACAGTGGCAAGTCCTATCTGTTTCAGGGATGCGCTGACGCGTTCATCCTGAATCTGGATCTCACGGCCACGGTGTCCCCCCACGCCAATGCAACGGTGTGGCCCGGCATCGGCAAGGATGGCCGGCCCATTGATGTGGGTGGCAAGCCGATCACGCTGACGTGGGATCTGGTAGAGGCAAAGATCAAGCAGTTGTGTGAGCTGGCGGACAAGGGAATGGATCGCCCCTCGATGGTGGTGATCGACACACTGGCGCCGGCGATCCGCATGCTGAAGGGCCACGTCGCTCGGCTCATGGGCAAAGAAACCTTTGAGCAGGCCCATGGACCAGCGGCTTGGGAGAAGTTGTATGACTCGGTCATTGACATTGCTCACCGACTCAGGCAGCATGGATATGGTGTGTGGATGATCGCGCACCTCAGCCGTGAGTGGGTTGAGATCTCGGAGCACAGCAAGGTGGAGGATCACTATCTCAGCCTGCCTCCCGGCCTGAAGGAGCGTCTGTCCAAGAGCGTGGAGATCATCGCGCCCATGAGGTGTGAGACCACGGAGAGTACTACCACCGAACCGGTGACCGTGACGATTGGTGGCAAGCAGATCACTCAGCAGAAGGTGGTCGTCAAGCGAGAGAACCGCAGGATCCTAGCGTTCGCGGATCCCCGGTACATGCGACTTGTGCGCACTCGCACCCTCAAGCCGCTGCCCGACATCGACATCACCAACTCGCCAACCGCATGGCAGGACTTTGAGAAGGCGTTCAACGACGCCACCTCGTGACCGTGTTTTACTGTGCACGTCAGGGACTAGCCAATGGTCGTAACAAGCGCAGGATGGATGCACAGCCGCCTTCGCTAACATGCCCGATGACGGGTGATGGGAGTACCCAATCTCCCTTGGCTCCCTGACGACGATCCCCCGGAAGGGTGGGGGTGGGCCCTCGACGGTGTCCCACCTCCGCCTTCCACTAAGTGGAACTTAAACTTCCAGTTCTTCGTTCCGTGTCTCGTTTCTTCTTACCCCCCATTTCAAGGAGTTTGCATCGTGTCGATCAAGTCAAGCATGTTCAATGCGTTCAGTGAGATCTACCAGTCGGCTGAGGCCAACACCGAGGGCTCGGCCGCTGGCTGGCGCCCCGAGGCTGGCGATCATGCCGTCATGGTGACGGGCATCGTGGCCGACAACGGCGAGTTCAAGCAGAAGGACGGCCAGGTGTTCCCGTCCAATCTGATCTACTTCACCTATCAGATGATTGACGATCCGGGTAGCCCCAGCGATCCTCGGTCGTTCAAGGGCAAGGCCTTCAACCTGCCGAGCAATCCGGCTCAGTTGACGGACGACGGTGCCAAGACCCGCATGCGCATCGACCTCGAGCGCCTGAAGGGCCACCTGCGCACCATCCTCGGTACCAGCACCAACAACCTCGCCGCCGACATGGAGGCTGTGAGCAAGAAGCTGGGCAATGGTGTTCCGACTGGCGTGAAGCTTCGGGCCAAGTACGACGCGAGCCGCGATGGCAAGACGCTGTACTTCACCGAGTTCCTCACTGGCCAGCTGCTCTGAGTGACGGGTTGACACGGGGACACCCGCCACTACCATGGACCAGACGTCCCCCCACGACAGCCCCGGAGGTAACCCGCCCGGTTCCTCCGGGGCATTTTCTTTACAGGGGCCGGTCGCATCCGGTTGGGCCCACATGAAGCCCCTCCGGCCTGACCGGCCCCTTGCCTCCAAGGCCCGCCGGCTATGGATCGCTACATCCGGATGGGACAAGCAGGTGCCAGAAGTCGAGGTCTCCCCCAGGAGAGGTCTGCTCCGAGGTAGGGTAGGCCTCGGCCTGTGGATGCGCCCCTGCGAGGGAGGCCTCGACTATTGGCTCCTGTTTGGCTGGGCCACCAAGGGCCCGCCCGTGCCCCCAGATCGACAGGTCAGGTGGCTGAGGGCTACGGAGGCTCCTCCCTGGGACTTCCTTCCCCTGGGCGACGTAGACCTCTCAGGCAGCCTGCAGGGTGGCATACCCCGCTACCTCGCTTTCCAGCTTACTACCGCCATCCGATCCCGGATGGACGCTCTGATCGGCCAGCCTCTGGTTGATCGTCTGCTCCTGCCCCGGCGTGTGCCGTGGGCCGTCCGCGTACTTGCCCCCCAGTGCTACCAGTTCTGGGTGGGCCTCTAACCACTACCCCCGGAGTGCTACCCATGGCTACTTACATCGCACAGTTCAAGCCCGCTACCGAAGCCGTTCGTCCCCCCACACCCAAGGAGATCCCAGTGGACCTCTTCACTACCCCCACCCAACCCCCCGAGCCGGTTGACATGTCCCTCAGCCCACGCATCAAGACGATCGTGGGGGGAATCGCACAGTCCCGAACGACGGAGAACCTGCGAGTCACTGGCCCCAGCGGCTGCGGCAAGACCAGCCTTGGCCAGTGGATCGCCCAGGAAACCAACCGACCCCTGCTCATCATGGACTGCGCCGTGGTCCGCGAGCCCCGCGACTGGTTCGGATTCCGCACCGTCAAGGACGGCGCCGTCCTGTGGCAGGACACTGAGTTCGTTCGGGCCATCGAGGCCGGCAACTACGTTGTGGTCCTCGACGAGCTGAACCGCGCATCCTCCTCCGTCCTCAACGGCCTGTTCCCCCTGCTCGACCATCGCCGTCGTGCGTGGATCGAGGAGCGTCAGCGTGCCGTGACGGTCGGTGCCAACACCATGTTCATCGCTACTACCAACACTGGCTCCCGCTACGTTGGCGCCGGCCCGCTGGACGCAGCGTTGGACGAGCGATTCACGCGCGTCATCGAGATGTCCTACCTCAACCGGCAGGATGAGTTGGCCCTGCTCACTCGACGAGTGCCCACGCTCGACACCAAGTGGGCGGAGGCGCTGTGTGAGATCGCGGCCAAGACCCGACAGTCCAGCTCCAACGTGCGCGCCCTCAGCACACGCCGGGTGCTGGCTGCTGCTCACGACCTGGCTCGGTATGGTCAGGAGTCTCTGGAGTACACCATCCTCAACTCCAGTGCGGATCCCGCGGAGCGTTCGGCTCTTGCTGCTTTGCTCATTGGCAAGTTCCCCAACATTCTTGAGGGGTGCAGCGTTCAGGTCTCCAATTCCACCTTGCCCTTCTGATCCCCCCACGGAGCTACCCCCATGTTCAACAAGATCTATGACTGGTTCGACAACACGTTTGACTATGGGTTCCACAAGGAGAACACCAAGACTAAGCGTGTGGACCCCGACTCCGCGCTGTTTGTTCTGGAGCAGGCAGCAGAGGTATGGGATCTCTGGATCAAGAATCCGGTGACCTTCCGCCTCTCTGGCTCCTACAACCAGTCGGGCTTTGGCAGTGCGCCGTTCTACTTCCGTAGCGCGATTGAGCAAGCCCGACACATCTACCTCAGCTCCGACAAGGAGAAGGAGGAGATGCTGAAGAACCCGGACATGAAGCTGTGCCACGGGCTCATTGAGGCTCGAAAGACCGAGATTCTCACCACCCCCGGTTCACCCGAGACCATCGTGATTCCCTACGCCACGATGGCTTCAGCCCCCGACTTTGCCTCTGCAGTGGATGCGGTGACAGCCATCGGACTGGACGCGCTTGAGTTCAACAACAATACGCTACTGGAACTGAACTACAGGTGCATCCAAGCTCTGGTGGACAACGCTCC